ATGAAAAGTCATGAACTAGCCAACATCTTAGAACTCACTTCAAAACTGTTGCGATCATTGCCGAACAACGACATAACTCACAACATCAACCATATTCAGAAGCTGGTGAATAATTCAGCCAAACAGGAAATACAAAAAAATCGACAGTACAGCATTAACCTGCCTGACGATATCAGCGACAAGTTGAGAACGATGAGCACCCAGGAAATAGAAACATATCTAAATGATGACGCTCTATTTGTTTCAACAGCAAGCATTCAAAAGTTAGCCGAAGTAGTTGGAATCCAAACCTCGAAACGTCAAAGCCGAAGCGCGCTAATCAACTTAATTGTTAGGCACCATGAAGCCACGCAAATGGATTCAATTATAAGAAGCGGCTCAAAATCCGAGAAAGAAACACCTTAGAAAAACTTACATAACTGCTGTCAAATAGCCGCCGTGATGGCGGCTATTTTTATATTGAATATATAGTCCCCTTCAAAAAAGCCGATCTAGTAAAGATGGCTCCCAGTTCATTATTACTAGTTCCTCACTAATATCGGCCCGCAGATGCCGCTGATTCGCCGAAGTGTACCGAATGTCCACAGTCTCAAAGTGAAACCCATCAAATACCCGTCGGATATCAGGGTGGTCGTTGATACTCACCATTACCTTGCCCTTGCAACGCCGCATAAATTCGGCCATCCGCTCGTAGTTTTCAAAGGGAAAGTCCACCCCATAGCCTGCGGTCTGCCAGTAAGGCGGATCCATGTAGTGAAAGGTATGCGGCCGGTCGTACCGTTCCGCGCATTCCAGCCAGCCCAGGTTTTCAACGTAGGTGCCTGAGAGGCGCTGCCACGCGGCGGAGAGGTTCTCCTCAATCCGTAGCAGATTGATCGCGGGCCCAGTGGTGGCTGTGCCAAATGTCTGCCCGCTAACCTTCCCCGCAAACGCATGGTGCTGCAGGTAGAAAAACCGCGCCGCCCGCTGGATGTCGGTGAGCGTTTCCGGCCTGGTCATCTTCTGCCATTCGAACACCTGACGAGAGCTGAGCGCCCACTTGAACTGGCGCACGAACTCCTCCAAGTGGTTCTGCACCACGCGATACAGAGTCACCAAGTCGCCGTTGATGTCATTGAGAACCTCAACCGGCGCGGCCTGGGGCCGCATGAAGTAAAGCGCGGCACCGCCGGCAAAAACCTCGACGTAGCATTCATGGGGTGGAAACAGCGGAATAAGACGATCTGCCAGGCGACGTTTGCCGCCCATCCACGGGATTATCGGTGTGCTCATAAGTGATCCTTGTTTCGACAATTGGATTCGCTTAGGCTTCGCACCCCCTGCGCAGTGGGGCGAGGCCTTGGTTGGAGCACTCGGCTGGTTCGAGTGATTCAGCGTCGAACCGGTGTTGACGCACCGGTTCGTCGCCTCGTTTGCTGCGCAGGGGGTTTTAGGCCCCCACGGGAATTTCATAGGGCTTGAACCGTACGACCTCCTCCCCGAGCCAGTCATTCACCTGCGCCATACGCGCCTGAATCGGCTCCAGTTCATTGGCTGCATAGATTTGCGCCGCCTCCCTGATCGACCCAAACCCTCCCGCGTTCTGCGGCACAATGCCCATCAACTGCGGCGGAATGCGCAAGCTGGCCAGCACATCGTCGCGGGTCTGGTTTTTGATCGAATTGAATTCGTCCTTGGCCGTCACTTCACTGACCGGAATGATCTGCAACCCGTCCTTTTTGCCGTTCGGCGAGTACACAAACAGGTTGCGGAAGTTACCCGGCCCCTTGGAATCCTTGAGCGCCTTGCGCAGTGAATCGACATCCGCTTCGTTCTGCGCGGCGTCGGTCATGTAGAGGATGAAGCCGGCGTGACTGCCGTTCTCGTAGTACTTGCGGCGGAACAGCGTGGCCGACTCATTCAGCAACGCCGACTGCAAGGCGCTGATCCACTCGGGCAGGCCGTACACTTCCTGGTGCAGATCCGCTTCCCGCAGATGAAAAACGGTGCCCGGTTCAAACTCATGCTCCTCTTTCCAGCCCTGGACCATGAACTGCCGCCCGTCCTTGCCCGAGCGCATGTACTTCGCCAACGGCGGCACGAGCTCGCGCAACGGGCCGAGCAGCGAGCGCCGCCCTTCCAGGTAGCCGTTGCCCAGGCACAGAAAATCCAGAGCAAACTGTTCAAACGCTGCCCGCGACAGCAGTCGGTGTGGGATAAACGTTTTGCTCAGCAGGTTGCGCTTGAACATCAACCCCGAATGCAGATGCACGCTGGAGCCCACAGACCGTGCCAGGCCGTCCAGCGACAGCGGCGGCTCGTACCACCGCCCGTTAAACCAGCACTCCAGATAATCAAACACCTCCCGGCCACTCAACACTGGTGACGGATCGCCGAAGCTGAACGCCTCCATCTTGCTATCACTGCGAGGAATGAACTCCTGCGTTGCAACCGTGGAAGCCTGGGCCACTTGCTTGGTATTTCTGCGGCGGTTCGACATCAAAAAATCTCCATCCGCCCGGTGTTGGCAGTGGTCTGCCCCTCCAGCGGTTCGTTGTGCAATGCATGAAAGAGCGCCCACGCCAGGTCAGCGTGGCCGGTGTTGTCGTTGCGGCCGGCGGTGTAGGTGAATTGGCGACCGCCTGCGGTGATGGTCTTACGGATCGCCATCAACGACTGGGCCATGTCGGTCCAGCCGGCGTCGAACTCCAGCCGGCCCCGGTGGATCACGTCGTAGGCCTTCAGCACCAGGCGGGTCTTGACCTCAGGCGAATAGCTGAACGTGGTGACATTGGGGAAGAATTGGCGCACCAGTTGCGCCACGCCGCTGCCGAGACCCGTGACGTCAATGCCGATGTACGTCACCCAGTACCGGTCGCAGACGGCTTTGATCACGCTGGCCTGGGCCGCGAAGTCCATGCCTCGGAACTGATGACGCTCCAGTACCCGGAACTTGCCCCCTGGTACCAGAGGCGGCGCGACCACCACCAGGCCCGAGCAATCGCCGGTTTCAGCCGGGTCATACCCCACCCACACCTGGCGGTCGCCGAACGGCCGCATGGCAAACGGCTTGTAGTCCTCGGCCCACTCGACCCAGCTGTCGACCATGCACGGCTGCAACACCGTCAGCGGGAAAATGCTCGCGCCGTCGTCGACGAACTCGCACATCAGCAGGTTGGCGAACGCCTCAGGGCTGTACTCCCGGCGCAGTTCCTCAATGTCGAACAGGTCGCACCCACCCTCCTCCGCGTCCAAGATGGTGACGATCTGACGCCACAACCGGTCCTCGCAGAAACGACCCTGCTGGAGCGCCCCGTGGGATACGTCGACTTTGGTGTGTTGCGCCGCCGGCTTGCCCTTGTTGAAGCGCTCGCCCGTCCAGAAGGTGTAGGCCTCATGGGCCATGGTCGACGGCGTCGAGAAGTAGGTTTTGCGCCACTTCTTGTGCATCGCCATCCCCGACGCAACCTTGTTCAGTTCCTCAAACTTGAACGTCCAGAAGAATTCGTCGAAGTAGAAATTGCCGTGGTAGCCCTGGGCCGTGCGCGCGTTGGTACCGAGAAAAAACAGTTCGGCGCCGTTCGGCAACACGATGGGATCACCAGTCAACTCGACGCCGATGACCTCGCGGGCAAACGCCTGGATGTACCCACGGAATAAGTAGGCCTGGTTCTTCGACGCCGACAAGAAAATCTGATTGCGCCCTGTTTCCAGCGCATCAATAAACGCCTCTCGGGCGAAGTAGTAAGTGGCGCCGATCTGCCGGCTTTTTAGGATGACGCGGGTGCGCTGATTGCCCGCCCGGTGCCAGTCTTTCTGGTAGTCGAAACACCCATCGATAAACGCTTCGCGCAGCAGCTCGATCTGGTCTTCGCTGATGTCGTTTTTCGGCGTCTTCTTCTTCGGTCCTTCGTTGCGCTTGGCGAGGTTGGGGTTGAGTTCGGTTTCGGTACCGCCACCCTGGAAGCGCTGAATGCGGGCCTGTCGCTCCAACTGCCGGTGCAGCAGGTCGATCTCTTTGAAGTCCCCGCCGCTCTTGCCTTCCTTGAGGATCAACTGCACCAGACGCGCTTCCAGCGCCCCGCCGATGCGCTCGACGTTATCCGCCCGGTCCCACTCGTCGCGAGCCTTCCAGCTGTGTAGCGTTTTTTCCTTTTCGCCCGTAGCCTCGGCAATCTCGCAGATGCGCCAACCCATCCAATACAGGAACTTGGATTGGCGTCGGGGATCAATGGGAAGTAATTCGGTTGTCATAAACCAAATGCTGCCGAACACAAAGGCTATAAGGTAGGGTTACCACCTGTAGCCTTTGCTTACACAACCTCACTTCCGTGAATAACGATTAGTTCCAAGCTAACTAGAGGGTACGATAATTTCCCTATTCACCCTCATCTAAATCGATGATACCGACGTTCGCTGTGTACTCTCCCGTTCTACCACTAACCCGACTCATAACTCTCTCAGGCGTATCATCGCGGAAATTTACTATATGACCCACTAAAACACCATCATCGGTAATTTCTTGCTCTTCATCTAGCATCCACTCTTCAATCTCCTCTAGTGTGAGGCCTGTCGCATCGGCTAGAAGTTCTTCTAGAGTTTCCTGATAAGGTTCAGCATTTTCAGGGAAGAGTACCTGATCATATTTGGCAGGAAGCAGGGCAAACTCCCCCCACCCAAGATCACTTATAGCTAAACCGCTTCCATTTTTTGAAATAGGACCGTACATCATCACGATACGACCAATGGATGCATCCGTTATGCCGTGCTCCTTGGAGTCACGAATAGACATCTTCAAAGTGAAATCTTGATAATCACCATCGTTTTCATATTGAAGGCGAGTCATTTGTATATTCCAAGGATTACCATCCCCCATTTTAAATATGCGCTTTATACGACCGAAATACAGTTTAGACTTTTCGTTTAACTCCCGAACGTTCGACACATCCATCAAGGCATCACTTAAAAGTTGAGGATACTGGGCGTCAGGCAAAAAATAATATTTATAATAATTCTTATCAAAACTTCTACACAGCCCTCGAACTGTAGTTATCCTGCTAGGAAGCTTAATTTGCTCCCCATTATGCCTCTTAATAGGAACATCTGTAGGTTCACCATCTATATCTTCAACGACAGGACCATCGTAAACTTGTCCTGGCAATACCGGCGCGACAGGTTTTTCTTTCATAAAGCTTTTAACAACAACGAGCAGTTCATCATCAATGGCTTGTTTAGCTTCTTCTTCGGTCGTAAATCTTTGCCCGTCGCGCTTCTTCACTCGTAGTCCGCATGGTGGTCGGTGTGTCCTACTGTGGGCGAAGTACGCAGCTCGCCCATTTGCGTCTTTATCTCCATCCTCTGGGGATCTGAATAAACCAACGCAACACTCCGGGCAAAATATATTGCCTTTCATTTCTTTTTGATATTCAGATGTGAGTACAGACTTCGCAGCAGCACGGAGCGCCACTTTATCGCCTCCGTATGCCCACCCTGCGAGATAGTAAGCAAACTTAATTCGGTTTGATTCTGGTTTTCCTGGAGCTGCCATTTCAAAAATCCTTTTCAGTGTGAGATCTGCGTAAAAATCAATTTCACCACGAATAATGGCACAGTGATACTGGCTATACGAATCGCCTGATAACCCTCGCGTTAGCCTTGTAGATTTGCTCCTTACAACCACAACTCATTGCTGCGACTCGCGCGCGTCACGACCATGCCCTCATTGCAACGCATCGCTTACGTCAGAGCATGCGCCCAACGCATTGAGGATTCCCGGCATGAAGAAATTCCGCAGTAATTGGTTCCGCGTCGCCGTCGAGGGCGCTACCTCTGACAAGCGCACCATCAAACGCAGCTGGTTGGAACAGGCCGCAAAAAACTTCAACCCGTCCACCTATGGCGCCCGCATCTGGCTGGAGCACTTCCGTAGCCTGCTGCCCGACAGCCCTTTCAAGGCCTACGGTGACGTGCTCGCGGTCAAGACCGAAGTAGTGGAAATCAACGGCCAGAAGAAGCTGGCACTGTTCGCCCAGGTCGAGCCGACGCCCGACCTGATCGCCATGAACAAGGCCAAGCAGAAGATTTACACCTCGATCGAAATCGACGACAGCTTCTCGGACACCGGCGAGGCCTATATCGTCGGCGTGGCGGTGACCGACTCCCCGGCCAGCCTGGGCACCGATGTACTGTCTTTCTCCGCGCAGAAGCCAGAATCCAGTCCATTCAAAGACCGTCATTACTCCGCGACGTCGATGTTCACTGAGGCAGTGGAAACCGAGTTGCAGTTTGAGGAAATCGAAGACAAGCCCAGCCTCGGCGCACAACTCTTCAGCAAAGTGCAGGCACTGCTCGGCGGCAAACAGGCGAAGGACGACGCCGATTTCGCCCAAATCGGCCAAGCCGTCGAAGCGATTGCCGATCACGTCAAGGATCTGCCCGATCAGTTGGCTGCCGAGAAGAAATTCTCCGGCGAACTGAACACCAAGGTCGAGCAGCTCAGCAAAGAACTGGTCGAGCTGAAAACCACCCTCGGCAAAACCCAAGACCACTCCCAAACCCAGCGCCCACCGGTAACCGGCGGCGGCAAACAAGCCCTGGCTGAGTTCTGACCTGCGGCCTACACCGCCCAGCCCACTATCGGAGACACCCATGCGTAACGACACTCGAAAACTCTTCACCGGCTACCTCAGCCAGGTCGCACTGCTCAACGGCGTTGAATCGGCCACCGCCACATTCAGCGTCGACCCAACCATCCAGCAGCGCCTGGAAACAAAGATTCAGGAGTCGAGCGAGTTCCTGACCAAGGTCAACGTCATCGGCGTCGATGAACAGGAAGGCGAAAAGGTTGGCCTGGGCGTAGGTGGCACCGTTGCCAGCCGTACCAACACCAACGTCAAAAAGCGTGAGCCGCGCAGCATCGGCACTCTGTCGAGCGATAAGTACAAGGCAGAGCAGACCGACTTCGATACCTTCGTCAGCTACAAACAGCTCGACGCCTGGGCCAAGTTCCCGGACTTCCAAACCCGCCTGTCCAGCGCCATAGCCCAACGTCAGGCGCTCGACCGTATCCAGATCGGTTTCTACGGTGTTTCGGCCGCAGAGCAAACCGACCGCACAGCGCACCCGCTGCTGGAAGACGTCAACGTCGGTTGGCTCCAGCAGTACCGCACCCACGCACCCGACCGTGTGCTGAAGGAAGGTGCTGTCGCCGGCAAGATCACCATCGGCAAAACCGGCGACTTCAAGAACATCGACGCCCTGGTCTACGACGCCATCCAGTTGCTCGACCCTTGGTATCGCCGCAACCCTGGCCTGGTCGTGCTGACCGGCCGCGAACTGGTCCACGACAAGTTCCTGGCCCTGGTCAACAAGGACCAGGACGCCACCAACACCCTGGCGAGCGACCTGATCATCTCGCAACGCCGCGTCGGTGGCTTGCCGCTGTACGAGGTGCCGTACATCCCCGAAGGCACGATCCTCATCACCACCTTCGCCAACCTGTCGGTGTACTGGCAGATCGGCGGGCGCCGCCGCTACCTCAAGGAAGAGCCGGAGTGGAACCGCGTCAGCAACTTCGAATCGTCGAACGAAGCTTATGTGGTCGAGGAATACGGCCTGGGCTGCCTGCTGGAAAACATCACGCCGGTTGAAGACGCAGGCAGCGAGGGTTAACCCCATGGCACTCAGCATCGCCCAAGCCCACCAACGCCGCGCACGCGCGGCCATGGAGGCAGCGAAAACGGCACCACAGCAATCCATGGCCGGCGCCACTGCATACGAGCACCAGTTGAATCAGCTGCTGCAAGACCGGCTGCGCCTGAAAGCCATCCAGTCCAACGAGGGCAAGGCTGCACTCAAAGCACAGTTGTTGCCCGAGTACATCCCGTACGTCGAGGGAGTGCTTGCAGCAGGCAATGGTGCCCAGGATGACGTCATGACCACCGTCATGGTCTGGCGCGTTGACGTCGAGGACTACAGCGGCGCTCTGGACATCGCTGACTACGTGCTCAAGCACAAGCTGATCATGCCGGACCGTTTCGAACGCACCACCGGTTGCCTGGTGGCAGAGGAAATCGCCACGGCCGCGCTGAAGGCGCAAAAGGCCAATGGCAGTTTCGACCTGAGCGTCTTGCACCGCACCGTCGAACTGACCGACGCCGAAGACATGCCCGACCAGGCCCGCGCCAAGCTGTACCTGGCAACCGGCCGCGCGACATTGGATGGCATCACCGCCGAGGAGCCAGGCCAGCCCGGACAGATTCAGGCCGGTATCGACCTGCTCAAGCGGGCGATCGAGCTGCACGAGGGTTGCGGCGGCAAAAAAGATTTGGACGGCGCCGAGCGCCTCCTGAAAAAACACGCTGCCACTGGCAGCTGACCGAGCGTCCCCACGCACCCAGCCGGCTCGGGGCGGATCGGCCAGGCCGCTCCTCCTGAACGTGAAGCCCCGACCACCGGCGATCTATTTTGAGTGCCGTTCCATGAGCGCATTTGTAGCCAGCGGCCCAGTCACCGGCGGCCATATCAACACCGACACGTTCTGGCCGTCGATTGACCTGGACGGCTTGCGCGCCACCCTGCGCATCGACGCCAGCGTCACTCCGGCCCGCCTGGAAACCGCCGTGATCGCCGCGGCGATCAACCTCAATAACGAACTGAGCGAATGGCGCGTCGCGCAACAAGCCGCTGGCCACGCCACCTTGGCTGACGTGCCGGGGGATCGCATCAAGGAGGTATCGGTAAAGGTTCACCTGTACCGCCGTGCGATCGAGGCCGGTACCGGCGCTGAAGTCTGCGAGCGGTACCGCGATTACAGCGCGACCAATACCGGCAGCGACAAAGCCGAAGAAACCGCCCCGACCATCGACGATTACCGCCGGGACCTGCGCTGGGCGGTACGCGACTTCCTCGGCCGCACCCGCACCACAGTGGAGCTGATCTGATGCCCGTCGCCACTCGCACCATCCAAAACGACACCGTCGATGCCCTCTGCTGGCGTCACTACGGCCGTACCGCAGGCGTCACCGAGGCCGTGCTTGAAGCCAACCCTGGCCTGGCCGACCACGGCCCAATCCTGCCGCAAGGCCTGGTCGTCAACATGCCCGAAGCCCAAACCAGCGCGCCCCAACGGCAGATGGTGAATCTATGGGACTGACACCGCAGCACCAAGCCCTTGAACCCACCAACCCTGGACAACGGAATGAAGCGCATGCCTGAACGTCCCGACACCTGGGCCTGGCTCGCCGCCTGGCTCGAACAGAACTGGCCGACTCTCTACGCCGGAGTCCTCGCCTTGGTCATCGCGGCCCTACGGATCATGTATGGCGGCGGCACCCTGCGCCGCATGCTGATCGAGGCACCGCTGTGCGGCACGCTAGCCCTGGCGGCGAGCCATGGCCTGGCGTTGCTCGGCATACCGACGTCCACTGCGCCTTTTTTCGGTGGGGTGATCGGGTTGCTGGGCGTCGAAGGTACCCGCGCTGCGGCCAAGAAGTTTTTCAACCGGAAGGTAGAGCAACTATGACAACCCTTCGCCACGGGGATCGCTCGCAAGCAGTGCTGATCCTGCAAAAGAACCTCAACAGACACGGGGCCAACCTGGTGGCGGACGGTGACTACGGCGACACCACCGAAGCTGCTGTCCGCGCCTACCAGGTCAAAGTCGGCTTGGTCGCCGACGGTATCGGAGACTATTGCCCTGGCCTGGGAGGATGTCGATCTGAAACAGGGGACTGTGACTTTCCGCCGATCCAAGGTGCGGGGAGCCTATCGCGTGACGAAAACTCGTCGTTCTACTCGCAAGGTGCGTCTGCTGGAGCCCGCGTGGGATGCCCTGCGGAAGCTGGACGCCATCAACCAGCTCAAGACCGTGGATACGGTGGACGTCGTCGAGCGGGACAACAAGACCGTTCGCAAGCACAAGTTGCACTTTGTATTCCTGAACACCAAAAGTGGCCTGCCGCACGTCAGTGACTTCGTCGTGAGGGACAGGTTCTTTAAAGCACACTTGAAAGCGGCCGGCGTTCGCTATCGCGGTCCTGGCCAGTGCCGGCACACCTATGCCAGCCAACTGCTTACCACGGGCGTTGCCTCGGTTGACTGGATTGCAGAGCAGATGGGCCACACCAGTGCGGACATGATCCGACAGCACTATTGAACATGGATAAATGAGGACGGCCCGGACATCGTTGGTTTGCTTCAACACGCACTTGGTTTATAGATGTCTTTCAGCGTCATTGAGATGAGCTTATGCCGTTACTGCATAGATACGAATCGTTGCTGCTTAAAAAGAACGTAACCCTAGCGCAGCCCTACTGGGATCGAGTCAGCCAGTGCCTGGCTATGCGGCTACACAACGGATCATTACTCCGGCGGATCAATAAATTTTCGGTATTAGACGAGATTGCTTTTCTCGAGAAAACAGCCACCAGCCGACCTACAGGTACAAAAGCCGCTGAGAAATTTAGAGGGCCTATTCTGGGGCGCTTTTGGCACAAGCATTACTTCGACGCATATCACTTGCCCGAAAACATAAACAACAGGTGGTTTGGAGGGTTTGCGAAGAAGCAAGGGTTACTGCAAGCCATGTTCCGAGAAATTCTAATGGCAGAAGACGATACGGATATGGATACCTATCGAGAGGCTGTTGCCAATCGAATTTCACACTCTTTTGTCTACGGGGCAATCGAGGAGAGAAAAAAGAGGGGGGCGTTAACGGGTGAATGGCTCGTTTACTACGTGCATGACGGGCTGAATTATTACTTGGACTTGGCCGACCATAGCTCGTTGGACGACCAGCAAGGGCTGTTTGATCGTTTGAAAGACGGTTGCGCCTGGGAATTCCCCTTTGCCTTCGATTAGATTCACTCTGCCCTATTCACGTTCCCAGATCGTCCTTTCACCACCCAAATGTGGCCCTCAGTGCCCGCCGCTTATCAATCAGTGGGCTTCCCGTGTTCCCATGGATGTTCCCATATAGGCGTTTTTTGACCCTCTGAAAACACAAACCCCTGAAAAACTTAACGTTTTCAGGGGTTTAGTCATTTCAAATGTGGCGGTGAAGGAGAGATTCGAAGCTTATATTCAAGGAAACCAACTTGCCCCAGGCCAAGGGTTTAGAAGATGGTTTTTATAACCTTATCGACTCCTGCAATAAGCTCGCTGACTTCCTCAACCGTTGGGTCGGTCGGATTCTTATGACCACATTTATTACGAATATCGCCAAGATACTGAATCTGTCTAAACTGCGGCATTTCAATGACACCAGCCGCTTTAAGCGCATCGTTTAGCACCGCAATAGTTCCTGATTTCTTGGGCAAATTGTGGTTATCACAGACCTGCTTCATGTGGCCTTCCAGCACAACTCCAGCCACAGCGCCGGCAGCACGAGAAAACTTGTTTTTTAGCAGCTCTGTTGCAACTTCAAGTTCAGAATCAAAGAGATCAGCCTGTACCAATTGCTTAATATCAAAAAGTGAACTCTCGAAACGTTTTTCTACTGATTCAAGGATAGCAATCTGCTGCTGTAGCAATGAAACGGCGGATGACATATCAACGATCACATTCCCATCATACCGAGTCGATGAAAGCGATTGGCATGCGTCCTCAATTCGATAAGTCTCGACATCAAATGACTTTCGCGTTTTTGGTCGCTCGTAAAATTTTACGAAGTCCGCGTACCTGTCTGGAAGAAGCTGCTTTACAACAACGAGCGCTTCGGAATACCAGTGGTGGTAGCAAATCCGGAAGGGTTTGAGCTTATCTTCATAAATTTCAATTTTTTCCGCAGTCCATCCGACTCCTGCCTTACGGTCCCGCCATTTTTCCGGGCCTTCCGACTCATAGATAAGCGCTTGGAGAACCACCCGCCCTTCCTGAAGCAAAGCCTTCAGATCTTCCCGGTACTTTTCTAAATTGGATACTGTCAT